TTAAATAAAAATGAATGCTAACAATACGCCTGAAAAATTATATTACGATATTCAGTTGACAAATTTAGAAACATCAGGAACTGTGCCTCCTGTATTAAATTTTATTGAAACAAGAAATGTACCATTTTTATATGATGCAGAAAAATATTATATGTCAATTATTAGGTTTAGTCTAGACACACCAAATCTGCCAGTATTTATTCCAACAATTCAACTGAACCAAGAAGATATTAACTTGACTATTTATTCTGTATCTTTACAATGGACTAATCCATTAGATGTATTACAAATTTATACTGAGCAGACATTTGTACAATTCATTCCGCAATCTAAAGTAGCACCAATACCGCCACCTACTAGTGTAAATGGAATTCAGTATAATGGCGGCAATTATTATAATATTTATAATTATCAATATTTTATTTATTTAATTAATGAAGCATTTATTGTTTGTTACAATCAATTAAAAGCTCAAGTAGAAGCTGATGGTTTAACTTTACCTTCTGATTATTATCCAGTTTTAAGTTGGGATACACAAAATAATACTGCAATATTAAATTGTGACATTTTAGGTTATTCAACAAACGCAGCTAATTATATTAAGATTTTTTTCAATACATCTCTAGCACAATTATTTTCTTCATTTCCTGTTATATTAAATTCTATATCAGTTGTTAATGGATTAAATGCACAAATTATAACTGATACATTTAGTGATACTAATGTTATTCAATATCCACCATCAAACCCTCAATATGATGCAATTCAAGTGTTTCAAGAATATTCAACCGTAGCTTTGTGGACACCAATTACCAGTATTGTTTTTACATCAAACACATTGCCAATTATTAGTAATCAAGTATCAACACCAATTGTGTTTAATGGCAGTGGTGTATATGCAGGTAATGGAGGAAACAATAGTCTTGTTAATCAAATCATTACTGATTTTATTTCTAATGATGGTACTTATAAACCAAGTCTCGTGTATGAACCGTCGGCTCAATATCGTTATATTGAGTTGCTGGGAAATAGACCATTAAATACATTTGACCTACAAGTATATTATAAAGATCGTCTCGGTTCTTTAGTGCCATTTTATTTATCATCAGGATGTACTGCTACTGTTAAAATTTTATTTACAAAAAAACATACAATTGGAGCGGGTTTAGGGAAAAATTAAAATTGAAGTTAGTAAATTATTATTTAAAATAAAGTTATTTAAAGAATAAGACATTATAAGATATTATATATAATAATGCCAAAAACTCAAGTTACTAATTTAGAAAGATCTACTCCTGATTTTTTAGATAAAAATTTACCTTTACATACGATTGAATTAAAAAAGAAACAATTTTTTATAAAAAATATTTTAGGAGCTAAAAAGAGAATAAATGAAGCTAGTAAATATTAATTTTGAGATATAAGAAATTATATTAACAAAAAAACTTTAAAAGATAATAATAATATAATTGATATAATTGATGTTTAAATTTTTTTTATATTTTTTTTATATGTATAATATTATATATATAAATACAATGAGTCGTCCAGATTTTAAAACAGCTCTAATTGAGAGCACCACTATTAATGATTTAACTGATGAAGAAATATTTGGAGTTTTAAGTGGTCCTGCGCTTAGTACATATACACAATTTCAAGCTATATCAGCAAGTTCATCACAAATTGTATGGAACGTGCAAGTGCCTTCAGAAAGTATTGTTATTGATAGACATTTATTAATGACTTCTACAGTTAACTTTACAATTAATCTTACAAACGTACCTCCTGGTGAAAATTGCATCAACTGGGGTCTGACGGAAGCATTGTCAGCTTTTCCTCTATCTTCGCTCTTTACTACGATCCAAACTACAATCAACAACGCCAGTACATCTGTAAATATGCAAGATATTTTACCAATGATTTTAAGAATGAATGATAATAGAAAACTAGCAAGATATAATAGTATGACCCCATCAATGCCTGATTGTCAATGGGGTAATTTTGCTCAAGCTGTAAATGTTATTGGACCAGTAGCTAATTCTAATAACAATGTATTAGCTAGTTTAAATAATAATGGATATGATAATGATTTTCAACCAAGAGGTAGTTATCCAGTTTCTCTTTTAGGAGTAACACACAACATTACTGGAGGAGGAGTTGATGCATCAATTGTTTCAACCAATCTTGCTGATACTTGGATTATTGGACTTTCATTTACTGTAACCGAACCATTTTTAGCTCTTAGTCCGTTCACTAATTGCATGCCTCAATCAAATCAAAGTGGATCAGGATTGATTGGAATTAATAATATGTCTATCGTTTGTAACGTAGATAATAGTTGCAAACGTTTATTAGGATCAGCAAATAATTACATTACAGCTAATGGTATATCTCTAGGTTATAGTAATGGAGTTCTTAATTTACCTGCATTCTCATCAACACGATTGCTTTTTAATTTTCAAACGTTGACTTCGTTGCAATATTCTAAAATCAGTTCAAAATGCATCGTACCATACTCAGATTATCCTAGATACCTTACTACATTTACAAATGCTGATGTATTAGCTCCAAATGGTCGTACTACTCTTACGTCTCAAAATATTCAACTGAATCAAATTCCTGGTCTTATCCTCATCAGTGTGAGAATTCCAATGTCACAACAAACTTATCAAAATACTTCTTCATTTTTATCAATTTCTAATATTAGTATTAATTTCAATTCTCAATCTGGTCTTCTTGCATCTGCTACTTCTCAAGATCTGTATAATATTTCATATAGAAATGGATGTGCTCAATCTTACTACGAATGGCAAGGTTATAATAATAATTTTGTAAATGGATCTCCAAATAGTACTGCTACTCCAACTGGTAGTCTTCTTGTTTTAAATCCAGCACTTGATTTTAGTCTTCCAGAATTTTTAAGTTGTGGAAGTTTAGGTCAATTCTCATTTCAATTTAATATTACTGTTAAAAATAATTACGCATTTAATGTTGTACCTGAAATTTGCATCATTACAAAAAATGATGGCCTGTTTGTAACACAACAGGGTACGTCTGTTATATATACTGGTATTCTTGATAAAGCTACTGTATTGAAAACTAAAGAAAATGAAGCTAGTATGGATTTCAATACTCATCAAAGATTAGTTGGAGGTAGATTAAATAGTAGTGGATTTGGTGCTATCAAAAAAATGTTGAAGTACCATGGTATTAGGACTCCAGTATTAGATATGATGTCTGGGTCTCAAGGAAGTGGTATATCTGGTGGTGCGTCCAGTGGCGGAGTGATGAGTGGTGGTAGACGTCACAAACTTTCAAAACATTTAATGTAAATTAAATTAATTCAAAATATTAATTATAATTATTATAATGATTTTTTGTAAATTTTTTATATATCTATTTCATATATATATATAATGAATAATTTTGATAATGATCCAAATTCTATATTTAGTGCATCAAGAAAAGTGAAAAAAATTATTAATAAAAATATTAAGAAAAAAGAAGATGAGTTAATAGCACAACAACAAATCACATCAAGTGGTAGTGATGTTGACAAATCTTTATCACAATTTACTTTAGATATTAAACAATTAACAACATTATTAGATTTATTTGTAGATTATATTAATAGTGGATATTTTGGAGCTGGAATATCAGGCGGAAGTAGAAGTGGAAGTAGAAGTAGACCATATGCTAGAGTAGTTAGAAGAGATAACTTTTCATCTCCATCAGGTGTTGTGAGAGGATCACAAATACATTCAGCCCCTATAGGTCAAAGTGTTGATAGTGATAGTGAAGAAAGTGAAGAATCTGAAATGTGGAATAGAGATATTGATACTGATAGTTCTACTGGTCGTTCAAGTTCAAATCTTGCGTCAGAATATAATTCTGATTCTGATAGTGATGGTGGTGATGGTGGTGATGGTGGTGATGGTGATGGCTCATTAATTGGATACGATGTTGGTGATTTTGACGATGATGATGATTTATCTGAGTTAACTGAAACAGTGAAATCAAACTATAGAAATAAAAATATTAATTTAGTAAGAGAATTAGCTAGAATTTCAAATTTAGTTCAACATGCAACATCATTGTGGGAGGATTATATTACACCTAATATTTTGTATTTATCTAAAATAAAATTAAGTAAATTTTTAAATTCACAAGTAATTGCAAATTTTGAGCATTCAATTGAAGGATTTAATGATTTACATTATAGTGGTGAAATTACTGATAGAGATTATCCTGAATTGTATCGTGTATATTTGCAAACGTTTTCAGATTTAGACGAATTATTTAAAACAATTGAGACAGATATAAAAAGAGTATCAGGTATAGGTACTGGTTCTTCAAATGATGCTGTTGTAGGTGCTGGGTTTTTACATTTTCCTTCGCCTTATAATAATTATATGCACCATACCAAAACTAAATATTTAATGTAATAAATTTAATATAATAATAATTCTCTCAATTAACTATTATTATATGACAGGTTATTTTAAAAAAAAGAAGAAAGAAGATTATCCAGAAGAAGTACAAGATGTATTTGATACATTAACTATTAATGGAAAATATCAAGTTATTGGATCAGGAGCATTAGAGAAAATAAAATATAATTCTGATTACGATTTACAAGAATTTATTAATGATAAATCTAATAAAAATGTGTTAGATAAAATTTATAATTATTTTAAAAAAAAATTTAGCAAATGCAAAAAAAATAAAAATTATTTTATTACAGATTTTAAATGTGGCATTGGTTTAGATGGTGAACCATTAAGATGGAATGCTAAAGATATTAAGAATGGAGTGAATAATGATATAACATTTCAAGATGCATTATTACAAAAATCTACAATTAAAATGGATATGGTAGTTTTAATAGATAATATTTTTACAGAATTTAGTGAAAATTATTATTTCAAAATTGGTAAAGATACAAATTATTATAATGAAGATATAGAATTAGGAATAGAAAAATCATTAAATGAATATTTATATATGAAAAATTACTGGAAAGTACTAAAAAGATTATTTAGTTTATTAATGAGAGAAAAAAAAAATAACAAAAAGAAAAAAAAGTTAATTAAATTAATAGATTTCTTTAATTCTAATGTAGGCTTGATTAATAAATGTAAAAACGAATTCACTATTTTGTTGACCGTAATAGAACAAAAATTTAGAAAACCAAAACTAGATGATATATTGTATAATATAGAAAAGATAAAAGAATGGTCACGAGAAGCAGGTATTGAATTAATGTATGATGACTTCTTTAAAACAACATCATTAAAAAAAATAGAGAAGTTAATTGTTAAGACGAGTGACGAATTAGCCGATATAGTTAATAATTATAGTTATAATTATTTAAAAGATAATTTTAAAAAAATATTATTATAAAAAATCTAATGTAATTTATAATAACAAAATATGAACCTAGAGCAAATTGGTACGCCTATAGCAATTATTAAAAATGAAGGAAGGAAAACAAAACAAACCCCTATTGTTTCAGTAGATGATTCTGAAACAGCTAGAACAAATTACAATGAAATTAAATTAAATAAAGCAGAACAATTTCAACAAATACCAAATCCAAATACAGAACGTCAGATATTATATATTACTGGAAGAAGTGGCTCTGGTAAGTCGTATTATACTTTACATTATTGTAGAGAATATAAACGAATGTATCCAAAAAGAGAGATTTATTTATTTAGTGCTTTAGAAAGTGACTCTACTTTAGATCAGTTAAAAGGGTTAAAAAGATTTCGTCTAACTGATGAATTTTGTGATGATGAAATATTAGCTGAAGATTTT